CCTCCCTTCTCATCATTGAAGTCGACCGTAACACAGTCGAAAGCATACCCTAGCTCTTCGGAAGTCAAGCCGCCTCCATACACATAGTGCCCAGAGGCTGGGTAAGCCTGTCGCAGAGCCTTGCCAAAGCTCCAGGTGAAAGGGCCGGTAGCCACCTTTACAGGCACTGACCGGCCCTGGATGATTCGGGGGACAGGGTCGTCCTTTGTTGGTTGACCGGCAATCCTGCTCACACCAAGCTCGCGTTTGACGAACGCTTGCATAGCTTGGTCCGACTTGCGGGACATCGCTAGGGTGGCGGCCGAAGCGATTTTCCCCGCAGCACGGGTGGGCAGGTGACGTAGCCAGTCTTTAAAGTCGGGCTCAACCACGATGGGCATTTTGCGCGCCTTGGGCCACCAACGTGACCATAGCAACGATTCTGCTGGATCCTGACAGACTACTCTGCTTCGGATCGCAGCGCGCTCGTTGCAAGCGCATGAACGGAAGACGGTTACTTCCACACCCTCGACGTACACAGCCCGGTAGTACCAGGAGGGTTTCCCTTCGATGCAACAAAGTGCATCGTCGGGATCGTGGCCCGCGACTCCGAACGAGCAGGTTTTCGCCACCGGCTCGTTTTCTCTCTTACCACACTCATCCACGCAAACGTCTAAAGGCGCCCCAATGGTCTCGGGCTGTACCGGTGCCTCGCACAAGACAGCGTTCCAGCCCCAGTGCACCGCAACCCCCATCAACGGATCCAATTTGGCGCTGATAGCATGCATCACAGCCGTAGGAGCATAGTACCAAGAGCGGTGCCTCATGGCCTCCATCACAATGATGGCGGGGGTGCCCATCGGGACGGCGCGCTTGATCACTTCCTCAAGCACAACGTTCCACAACATGGAAGAAGCCCCGAAGCCTTGCAGGGAAACCCTGCCTGGCTTCAGGGGGATGCCTTTCGGCAGTGTGGCCACAGGGGCCATCGCAACAAGACGAGCAACCAACTTGCGTACTCGTGCCACCGTCGTGAATTGAGCCTTCGCCACTGCGCGCAAGGCAACAGTAGTGAGGCCGGACAACGACAGAAGCATTTTCCGCCAGTAGGCAATGAAGAACGCGGCTGCAGCGCCGTAGAAGGATGA